CATTGAAGTATTTCTTCAATAAATTAACCGACTTTGACTCTCTTCCATCTAAAATATCAGCGGTAACTTGTCTTGTTAAGATTTCATATAGTAAACCTGTATTTTTTATTTTAGAATGTTTTATTTGTTGGGACATAAACGCCTAACTCCTCAGTTGCAAACACCAATTTAATTATTGATATATTCTATCAATTATAAATATAAAGTTTGTAAATTATTTATCAATTTAACTATCACTTAAAGACGAAGAAACTTCATTTTTATACTCTTTTTCTACATCTCCAGCTTCATTTAGTATCTTTTTATCAACTTTTGACCTTAATTTATCAAAATGCGATAAATTTAGTGACTCTCTATACGCTTTACCGTATTTTGGACTGGAACTACTTGCTTTTTTCCTATCGTGTTTCCCTAATGGGTCACGACCTCTTGCACTTCCATCTTTTCCGTAGTGAGGCATCTCTTTAGGTCTACCAGCACCTTCCCAACCACCTTCAGGAGAACCACCTTCGGGTCCTAATTCCTCGGTGCCTGTTCTACTTGCGAGTTCTTCCTCGCCTTGTTCTTGTGCTTCTTCTGCGGCTTGTTTTGGGTCTGTTCCCTGTGTCTTGATTGACTCAAGTCTAAATTCTTTTTTCTTATCTTCTACAAGTTGTTCTTCAAATTCCTTTATCTCGTCATCTGAAAATCCAAAAACTTGTTTATACGCCCACTCTTTAGATGTTACTGAATTTTCTGCTGTTAAATCATTGAACGCGGTAATTCGTGCTCCTAACAACTCTAATTTCTCTTGTTCATAGATTTTAGATGGATTTGTTAATTCAATATCAAAATCAACTAAATCTGCATCAGTATATCCTTGTGAGTATAAATGAACGATACCAATCTTGGTTAATTCACTAACCAATATTCTTTGTATTCTTTCAATGGTTCTTGCAAATCTAACATCTTCTGCCGCTAATGTAGCTTTAGATTCAGTTGCTTTCTCTGCATATCCATAGAAAGGCTGTGGTATCTTTAATGAAGCTAATAATTTGTTTCTTAAATATTCAATATCTTCTGTTGATGAATATTCTAATCCACCAAGATTCTCTATCTTTGTTCCACTGTCACCACCACGAACAGGTAAGAAAAAGTCTTCCGTGATATTCTGAATATTATATTTTAAATTGTATTGTCCAGATTCATCCATAACAGGAGCTTTCTTCATTTGTCCAACTACTTTTTGCATATATTGGTCAACTTCTGCTGGTGGGATATTTCCAATATCTATATTGAATATTCTTTTCTCTGGAGCTCTCATAATTCTATGGATTAACATAGCGTCTTCCATAAGTGATAATTGTTTCCATACTTTACGACCACCTTCTAACATTGAACGACCATAAGGTAAGAAGTTTGAATCGGAAATCATTCTAAAGTGAGCTATTTCATAATTTTCAAATTCGGTTTTTGCACCTTGATTTGTTTGTCTCACATCTCCACTTTCCAATACAAACCTTGTATAATAAGGATTTTCTGGGTCTTCTCCCTCTATTCTACTTACATCATAACTTGATAAAGGTTCAACATTGGTAATACCAAACTTTTCACTAATATCTAATTTCAAAAAGAAATCACCATATTTACATAAATTTCTTGTCCAGGGATATAAATTAAATTCAATATTTAAAATATCATAATATAAATTATGTAATATGTCGTGTATCTGATGATTATCAGAGTTAATAGTAATAATATTACCATACTCTGATTTCAATGTTGTTTCGTCTGCATAAATATCTAAGGCGGATGCTACTAATGGGTCTGAATCCATTGCTTCATAATCTCTAAATAATCCCAATCTCATTGTCTTCTGATACAATGATTGGTTATACCCACTCATTCCATGCGGACTTTTATATAAACGGGAATACCTATCGACTAAATCTCTCCCTGACACAGCTTGCACTTGTTGTGTATCTGCTATTTTTAATTGTCTTCCACCAACATTTCTTACAATCACATTAGTTGAAAACAATCGTCTTAATCTACTGAATAAATCTCTATCAGCCATTTTTTACCTCTACTTTATTAACCAAGTTAAATCTTCCTTTTCCCCTTTTACTTCCATTTCCCAAGAATCGTTTTTAGTCGGTTCTGGTTTATAGACAGCTGGGTTTTGTGAAATACCACTTATTGCTTTTTTTGAGAGTTCTATACCTTCACTTCTCAATCTCAATGCTGTATCTCTAACCCAAAGGGCTATTGCGAAACTCATTACCAGGTCATCATTATATCCTACTAATGCTTCCGCTCTATTACCATTATAAATAAATACGAACAACTCATCAACTAATCTCTGTGAGTGAACTTTTACTGATTCTTCTCTGAACATTTCCTCTAATTTTGCAATGATTAAAGGTCTTGATTTAGATGTAGTGCTAAATCCAGGAACCATATTTCGTTCTTGAGCTCTATATTTATTTGTCAGTTGATGCTGAACATCAACATATTGCAAATCTTTACTTGTATAAAACAAGTTTTCATATTCTCTATCGATAACTTGTTGGATTGCTGCCCAACCAATGTTATTATTTTCAACTACCAATAAAGCGTCGTTATATTCGTTAGCTACATTTACTAACATATTACCAAATTCTTGTGTAGAGATTTTTCCTCTATATTCTGCGACTTGTTCTAATGTTTCAACATCTATAATATGAAACGCTGAATAATCTGTTCCGTCTCCTCTACTAACATCGGCACTTACCACATAATTTTTTGTATAGTTTGGTGGTTGCCATATCCAATAGTTAGAATCAATTCCTCTCTTTTCCATTGGTTCTCTAACATCATTTTCTCTAATCTTTTCAAGTATCAAACCATCGACTACTGAACGACCAGAAGTAATAAAGTCACAATCACATTCTTGAGCGGCTAATGAAGGCCCTAATAATTTGTCTTGTTCTTGTCTCCAAGTTTCATCTCTATCTGGGTGTAATGACCAGTGTAATCTAATAAAATTAAAATCATTTATACCATTCTCAGCTTCTGTCCATACTTTATGGAAAAAGTTACCCACACCATTTGGTGTAGATATAATTAATGCTCTACCACCCGTCGCAAGTGTTTGTTGTGATGCTCCCCATATTGTATCAATTTTATCAATAAAGGCTGCCTCATCAATAATAAGTAATGACAATGCTTCTGAACGACCTGATTCCTCAGAACTCGCTACAGCTTTAATTTGAGAACCATTCTTATATCTTAACGATAATTTATTATCCTCAACACAAGGTTGTTTTAACCAACCTGGTAAGTTAGCATGCATCACTCTAACTTTCGTTACTAAATTCTTTGCTGTATCTTGTTTTGTAGCAATGACCAAGATATTTTTATCTTGTTGAAATGTCATCATCCACAATGCATATCCAGCGGTCAATGTTGATAAACCCAATTGACGAGCTTTTAAAACGATATTATAATCACTTTTCATAAAAGAGTGTAGTGCTTTTTCTTGAAAATCGTATAAATTAAAATTAACTTTACCTTTTACAGGGTGTTGGATTATTCCATACTTCCCCAAAAAATAAGTTGGGTCTTGAGCACATTTAGCATATTCTCTTTTAATAGCTTCTTTTAATTGTTTTTTATCTTCACTCATTATTCAATCACTTCGCCCGCAAGTTTAATTGAACCCGCTGTGGCTATCGCTCCAAGTGTAAAATATATCCACTTATTTTCATACCATTTCGGTTTTATAAGTTTAATTTGTTTCTCGTATAAAACTTCACGGTCTTTCAATATATTTACTTGTTGAGTTTTAAATGAAATTAACATAGAATCAATTTGTGCTTGATTCTCATATTTCTTCATTAACTCGTCATAGATTCCTAATTGTTCTGATTGGGTTTCTACGGTTTGTTGTAATTCTTTTACATTGTTACCCATATTAACCACTTCTTCCTCAGAGAAAGTATACACTTTATCTTGAGAAAATAGTAGGCCAAACATAGTTAACATTAATATTAACTTTTTCATACTAATTACCTTTA